CCCGACGATTTCCTGCGGCTGACGCCCGGCGGGCCGGTCAGGACAGCCGGCAGCGTCTTCGTGCGGCCGGTGACCAACAGCGGCCAGTGGGCGGTGATCGCCGGCATTCCCTCCGCCACGCCGCATTTCTTCATCAGCGGCGGGCAGATGCTGTTCTCGCCGGCCTCTGCTGCCGCGAGCGCCGTCATCGACTACGTGTCGAAGAACTGGGTCCTGCACGATCCGGACGGCACGCATGCGTCGTTTACGGCCGACGACGACACCACGCTCTTTCCCGAGCGTCTGCTGGTCAAGGGCATCGTCTGGCGCTGGAAGCGGCAGAAGGGGCTCGCCTACGAAGACAATCTCGCCGAGTTCGAAGCCGACCTCGCGCAGGAGATCAATGCGGACAGGGGGGCAGGATGAGAATTCAGCTCAGGCCAGGACGCATAGCACAATCCAATCGCGGGGCGGTGTCCATCGGCCGCCAGCAGTCATCGCAGCCGGTGACCTTCCCGGCGCCGAAAGGAGGGCTGGTGACGACCGCCGACATGGCCTCGCAGCAGCCGGGGTCGGCAACGGTGCTGCGCAACTTCTTCCCGACGCTGATGGGCTGCAAGATCCGCGGCGGATCGCAGAGGAAGGCGCTGGCGGCGGACGGCGGCGACATCAGGAGCGCGTTCAAATACAAATACGGCGCGAACGAAAAGCTGTTCATGGCGACGGCGAGCGGCATCTACTACATGACCTCGCCGGCCGCGCCGCCGACCACGACCTCGGCGGACGTTTCCGGCATGAGCGGCGGCGACTGGTGCGCCTTCCAGCATACCAATGCCGGCACGTCGTGGCTCGTCTGCCTGAACAGTGCCAACGACCGGCAGCTTTATAACGGCACGACCTGGACCACGGCGCCCGCCATCACCTTCACCGATGGCACCACGATGGCGCAGCTCAATTACGGCTGGTTGTTCAAGAACCGGGAATTCTTCCTGAAGAACGGCACGCTCGACGCCTATTATCTGCCGGTCAACGCGGTGGGCGGCGCCGCTTCCGTCTTTCCCCTTGGCGGCGTGATGAAGAAGGGCGGATCGCTGCTGACCGGCTTCTCCTGGTCGCTGGAGAGCGGCGACGGCCTCAACGACATGTGCGTCTTCGTCTCGACCGAGGGCGAGATCGCGGTCTATGCGGGCTCCGATCCGTCGAGCGCATCCGACTTCGCGCTGAAGGGCCGTCTATCAGATCGGCAAGCCGCTCGGCAAAAACGCCTGGATCAGGGCAGGGGGCGACATTCTCATTGCCACGACGGACGGGCTCACGCCGATGTCGCAGGTTTTCCAGCGCGACCGGCAGGCGCTGTCTCTCGTCTCCGTCTCCCGCCCGATCGAGGATGACTGGCGCCGGGCCGCGAACGCGACCGGAACCGGCTGGACGCTGAAGCAATGGCCCGAGCAGAACCTCGTCTTCGTGGCCTTTCCGGAAAACAGCGTCGTTGCGGATACGACCTTCGTCCTGAACGTGCTCACCGGCCGCTGGTCGACGATCAGCAATTGGCAGGCGCTCTGCTACGAGACGTTGCAGGGCGGGCTCTTCTTCGGGGGGCTCGACGGCTATGCCTGGCAGGGCGACGCCGGCGGCACGGATGACGGGCTGACCTTCTCGGCGACCTATCTTTCGCAATTCTCGCCGGCGGCCCAGTTCGGTCAGCGGGCGACGGCGACGATGGCGCATATACGACGGCATCGGATGTCTATGCGACCACGGCGCTGACGCCCTTTGCGCGAACGATCCTCGACGACACCAGCGCCGCCGCCGTGAAGACCACGCTCGGCCTTGCGGCAGTGGCGTCCTCCGGATCGGCCTCGGATCTCGGTTCGGGCACGATTTCCGATGCACGGCTTCCGGGCTCGATGGCGGGCAAGAATTTCTCGTCGGGCGTAAGCTTCGCCAATGCTGTTGCCACCAGCAATACCGACCTGTCGAAGCATATCCAGCTCTATAGCGGTTACGGGTTCACAATCACGGGTTCAACCCTGAACTATACGGTCCCGACCAACTCCTCTCATGTGTGGAACGTCAACGGAACGGAAGTCGGCCGCCTCAATTCCTCTGGCCTGACGCTGGCGACACCGCTTGCACTTGCCGAAGGCGGTACGGGGGCAACGGACGCGGCGACGGCGAGATCCAATCTCGGTGCGAACAACGCTTCCAATCTCACAACCGGAACCGTTTCGAACGCCAGAGTTTCCGGCGCTTATGACGGCATCACGACGCTCGGCCAGACCGGCACCCATACGATCACCACCTCCGGCGAGGCGATACGCATCGTTGGTCCCGCCTCCACCGACGATCCGTATGTGACCTTTTACAAGGGTGCCGCTCGCCAAGCTTACATCCAGCACACCGACGGCACGGGGGTGAACCAGGGGCTTCGCTTCTATAACGACACAGCGACCGGCGGCGACACGGCCCTCACACTGAAGAATTCCGGCGGGGTCGATAGTCTGGAATTCCAAGTCAACGGCGCCGAATATACCGTCTGGCACACCGGCAACCTTGCGGCTGGCGACCTCAATTCAATCTATGGCTACACGGCGGCGAATTCGGCAAAACAGATCATCGCCGGCAACGGCCTGACCGGCGGCGGCACGCTTGCCGCAGATCGAACGCTGACGCTCGGCACACCTGGCGACATTACCAACACGACGACAAACTCCGTCACGTCTACCAGCCACACCCATGCCCTCGGGTTTACTGCGGCGGAGGTTTATACTGGAACTGGTGCCAACGACACGAGCTTTCCACTCGGCCACATTGTGGCACTGGGCAACGACGCCAACATTGCACGGAATGCAGCCGGCACCCCTACGCTCCACAACTCGATCAACAGGTACTACGTCCCGTCGACCCACCCGAACGCGGGAGCAGCATTGGCGGGGACCTGGCGTTCACGCGGGGTGGTCAATGGCAACGGCGAGTACAACATCATGCAAAGGGTCGCTTAAAATGAAAGGAACTGTTTTCGAGGTCGTCACCGTCCACAAGGTCACAGATACGGCGACCCCAGGCGTCTACGATCTCGATCTCACGTTGAAGGTCAACAGCGTGGAGGAACGTTTCGAACACTACGTTTCCACGCCTGACGACTCGATTGGTGCGAACCCTGCAATCCGTATGTGGATGAAGCAGCATCCGGACTTCCCGGTTCAAAATTATGTACCGCCGACGAAGGAGAAAATCCGTGCGTCGCTTCCGTCACTGACCACCCGCCGGCTTCGTCTGGGCCTCCTCAACAACGGTTTTACTCCGTCTCAGGTCACGGCCGCCATTGAGGCAATGCAGGAAGGTCCTGAGAAGGAGGTTGCGAAAATCGAGTGGGAATACGCGACCACATTCAACCGCACGCATCCGATGATTGGGGCCATTGCCGCCGCCCTGGGAGTCTCCGACGACCAGATTGACGCAATGTGGTCCACATCTGCCGACCTCTAGACTTCCTATCAGGGATCGACCAACATAGAACTGAGTGGAAGTCGGCAAGGTGCGCCGTGGAAACGAAAGACCTTGCAGTCAAATGGATACTAGAAAACCCAGAACAGCTTGTATCGAGTCTTTCGTCGCGCATCGTTCCAACACATTCTAAAGAACTTCATCCGCGTCGACCAGCTGACGTCTGGAAGCTTTTTTACCAAAGCGTAGCACCCTGTAGTATATTTCAGCCTCTGAGTTAGACGATCCCGAAAACTCTTGGCACGATAACGCGCCTCAGATCCAGATCCCTCTGTAAAGTCAAGTGTCGCTCCGTCCACGTACGCTACCAAATCGAGGACGACAAACTCCGACACGACGTAGGATGCGAAACACCACGGATTTCCAAGTTCGAACCAGCGTGACATGAGCAGTTCTTTTGCGTCGGCTCTGTACAGACCGTAAATCCACTCAGCGGGGAAGGTGAGGTTTCTTGGCACCTGACCGGCCACATACTTTCCGGTGAAATTGAAGGCCGTGTCGTTCGGGGCTTTGATTCTGCTTCCGCTTGATCCCACCAGCTTTGTCGGACATGAGGCAAGAAGCTTTCCGGGATTGGTATCAAGTGCTTCCACGAGCCGGGCCAAAAAATCCGGGGAAGAATGGTCATCGCATGCACGCAGGCAAAAATATTCACCGCGTTCTGCGCCGAGCTGTACTGCTCTCGCGAAGTTCGCTATCGCGCCTACATGTTCTTCGCATTTGACGAGCGAAAAGCGGTCGTCCGACCGGCAAAATTGCTCGGCTATGTCGACCGTCTTATCAGTCGATTTATTGTCGAGAATGATTGCTTCGAAGCCTTCGAACGTCTGTTCGGCAATGCACCGTAGACTGCTGGCGAGTGTCTTTTCGCCATTGTAGACGGGGAAAACGACGACGACCTTCGGCTTGGGCACTGATTTTCTCTATCGTTGAATTGACCTTGCACATACCGAATGCCGCAGCGATCCGCAACGGGCCTCCATGGCGTGAGCGCCAAGCGCCTCTTCGGCGGCAGCAAGGTCGCAACGGATTAAGGCTGTTGAGATTCATCTCGAGTTTATGACGGCTGCTGCGAGATGGATAATGGCGTTGAAGCTCTGGTCAGTCTTGTCGGCACGCACGCCGGGGGACTGCAATCTCTCCTCTTCCGTCATCTCTGTGCTTGTCACAGAGATCCAGCAGCGCCGCGTCTGCGGCGCGGGAAATGTTTCTTCAGCCCAAGGACTTGGTCTGGCTGGATCCCTGTGACGAGCACAGGGATGAGGTAATCAAACAAGCCGCCGCGGCATTCCCGAATCTCAAAAAGGCCTGTCCGCCTGTCTTCAGTACGACCTGCAATCTTCAGCAAAAAGGTAACCCATGACCAAAACCGTGCCTCAAGGCGCGGCGATGCTGCTCGACTTTATCCGGGAGGCGGAAGTCGGCAGCAAGGGCCGCGCGTCTTACGACGTGATCTACGGACATAACCAGGGGAAGCTTACAAAGCCGCTTACGGAGATGACGATCGCCGAGGTGATCCGTGCGCAGAAGGGATGGGCGAGGGCGCACGGATCGAGTGCGGCGGGGGGCTATCAGTTCATGCGGGCCACGCTCACCGGGCTTTTGAAGGAAGTACCGGGACTGCGCGGAGAACAGCGCTTCGATCCCGCGCTTCAGGACCGGCTCGCCCTTCACCTTCTGAACCGCCGTGGCTTCGCCGGCTTTGTCTCCGGCGAAATCAGCCCTGTTGAATTCGCGAGGCGGTTGGCGATGGAATGGGCGTCCCTGCCGGTTCTCGCCGAAAGCCAGGGCGACCGGCAGCGGATAAGGCGCGGGCAGTCCTATTATGCCGGCGACGGGCTCAACCGAGCGCTGGTGCGGCCGGAAAAGCTGGAGGCCGTGCTTGGCGCGGTGCTGGCAGCCGGTTCACGAGAGGATGAGGCGGACCGCGTGGGCGAGGAGGCGGCGCTTGTGGTTCCGGCACGCCCGCGCAGGCCGGTTTCCCGGTCCGGCCGCTTCTGGACCTGGCTGCTGACGGCCGGCGGCACGCTCGTCACGGCGCTGAAGGAGTTGAACCTTGTTGCGCTGGATTGGCGGGTGCAGCTTGCGATCCTCGCCGTAATCGTCGGTTTTGCCGTCTACGCCATCTCGTCGATGCCGGCGGTTCGCGATGCATTGGGTCTCACGCGATGACGTTGCCGTGGAGCAATCTGGTCATCGGTGCCCTGATTCTGGCCGGAATTTCGTGGGCCATACTCGAAATCCGTTCGAATGCCGCCCAGGCGGTCCGCAATTCAATCGAAAGGCAGAACAATGAAGCAGCAAAGAGCGCTGACGCGAAGCGCTTTGACTATGACGTCTGTTCTTCTTCTGGCGGGCTGTGGAACTTCGGGACCGGCCGATGTGAGCGGCCTTCGCGGCATCGTGGGAAGTGAGCTTGCCGGCGCACGCGGCGCGACGCAGGCCGACCAGCGCAAGATCGACCGCACGGTGGTCGGCCTCTGTGCGGCATCCGTCTGGACTCGGGCGGAATGCGCGAAACACGGGGAGGGCGGAGATGATTGATGCCGGCGTTCACCAGCAGCTCGGGACCTTGGTAGCCGAGGTGAAGAACCTGAGGGAGGACCTGCGCCGATCGGAGGATAGATCGGATGTGGGCCGCGTATCCATGACGCGCCGGATGGACGAACTGGTCGAGCGCATGCGGACGCTCGAGGGCTCGATGATGCTCGTCAAGGACGATATTGCCGCGATGAAGCCCGTGACCGAGGACGTGCGCAAATGGAAGCTGATGGGGATGGGCGCTCTCGGCGTTATCGGCATCGGCGGGGCGGCGCTCGGTGTGACCTTTGCCGATGTGGCAAAACGCGTGCTGATGCTGACGAGAGCTGGGTAGAGGTCTTTTTTCGCCATCGTAACCGCGTAACTGGAAGCGGTGGATGCGGTAGCCCGCCAAAACAATGCAGTCGGTGCGCGAATAGCGGCCGCGCCGCTCTTCAATGCCTGATCATTGAATTGCGCAATCCAAGCAAATCGCTCGCGCTCTTCCGGGGAAGTGCTCCAGCGCAGGGACCGACGCGCCCATTCAATCGTCGTCGAAAAGGGGTAGGTCGCGATAGCGGCGGCTTACCAGCCGCAGCGACCGGTCCGGTTCGATGACATAGGTTTCGTAGACCCGGCGTCCGAACCGGTCGATGAACTGATGCGGCACAATGCTGCCGACCGGCGCCTTGGTAAGCCTGGTGCGTGGCTGGCCCCCGTAGGTGATGCTGCCGGGAATCGGCTCCAGATAGGGCGAATAGCCCATCGAGGTCGCCTCGCAGCCGGTCAGAAGTGTGAGCACGCACAGGACAGGAAGAACATATTTCAT